AGAGGGCTTATGTTATTCCCAATGAGACCACGTCCCCCATTTGATTAAAAAATTACGAAAAAATACTTGACAAATAATCGGGCATGTGGTATTATAATTATAGAAACAAGGAAACCTACTAAAAATAAGGAGGAAAAAATAAATGATTCAATACAGATTGCACAACATCACTGATTTCGGTGTAGAAATTCATGACTTTCACACTGAAAATTCACTGAACAATTACATAGCCTTATTCGTAGACCCTCCTTACTGGGTAGAAAATTTGTATACTAATAAAAACGTTTATGTTGGTTTTGATGGACGTAGCTACGCCAATCCGTCAGATGGAATTAAAGACTATATAGAGACAGTTAGACCTAACAAACCAGATACTAATAATGTTTCACGTGAAACATTACACGAGTCGGAAATAGACTGGATAAAAAGGCATACACCTACAGAAGAAGAAAAAGAACCATACACTAAACTAGAAAAGATATCCTCTTTCTTAGGTATTTTTTCTGTCATTATTATGACAACATTTTTACTATATCTTTTTTTATCTTCTGTATCATTCATAGCGGAGCACTTTTCAGAGTTCACATGGAAAATATTTAATATTTTATAAGGAGGAAAAAAACCATGGCAAAATTAACAAATAAATCATTGCGCTACAAAGTAATGTTTACAAAAGGTGGAACAGGTGGCTACACCGCTCGCGTCATGATACCAAAAGAAGCAATTCGAGACTTAGATATACATGCAGGAGATTATATCGAGTATACACGTGTCCCTAATGGTCTATTATTGAAAAAGGTGATTGATTATGAGTAGAAAAAGGAAAGTATCTGAATTACAAAAATTATATGCTAAAGAGTACAAGAATTATTTAAGACGTGTACAAAGACAGGTCGAGCAAGGCGTGCTAGTCAAGGTGATACAGAAAGTAAAAGTACCGAAAAAGACAAGTATTGAAAAGCTTAAAAAACAGACAGCGAAAGTGATTAAAGAAAACACACCCCTTGTTAATTTATTAACAGGCGAGCTTATTATTAAATCAGAAAAGGAAAGAAAAAATGTATTAGCTTTGAACAGAGTTTTTGCATCGTTAGTACCTTTTGAACAGGATTATGCTCGACAAAATAATATTACCACTTTAAAAGGTTTAAAAGAATTAAAATCCACAGGTGTTCTAATACGTGACTTTGCACCAGTACCCGATTATGAACTATATATTGATATGTGGTATGATAGTTTAGATAGTTTTGTATCATTTACAGCACATTATTTAAGAATGAAAACAGACGCACTACTGGCTACTGCTACTGACACAGAACGAGCATTGTTTGGCTACACATATAAAAATGCGCCCGAAGTATTCCCAACTGAGCCATACATGGATAAAGCAACGATTGATGCAGTTTTTTCAAATATTCTTAAAAAAATGAAATTTTTTGAAAATAGTGAGGATTTCCAACAATTTATAAATACGCAAGATAATATTATAGAAAGCGAATAATCATGAAAAAGAAAAATGTTACATATTGGGCTTGTGATTTCGAGACAACAGTGTGGGGAGAGGGATTAGAAAACCAATTAAGAAAAAAGCAAGACTGTACAGAGGTATGGGCTGGTGCTGACGTTGCTCTTTATGATAACAGTGAAACAGTTACAATTACTCATTCGATTAGAGACTTTTTAAACCGATTTTTAACCATGTCCGGCAACAATATATTATATTTTCACAACCTCTCTTTTGACGGTTCTTTCATTGTTGATTTTTTATTAAAAGAGAACTGGAAATGGGTACATTGTAAAGACAAGGAAATGAGAAGTAAGACTTTTCAGACTTGTATTTCAGATTTAGGTTCGTGGTATTGGATAAAATTAAAATGGAACAAGAATTTTATCGAAATACGAAACTCGTTGAAGTTAATGCCATCATCACTCAATAACATATCTAAATCTTTTAAGACAAAGCATAAAAAGTTAGAAATGATTTATACAGGTATGCGATATGCATATTGTAACATCACGGAAGAAGAGAAAAAATATATTGAAAATGATGTACTAGTATTAAAAGAAGCTCTTGAAATGATGTTTGATGCGGGACATCAAAAGCTCACAATCGGCTCTTGTTGTTTATCAGAATTTAAAGCAGGTTATGATTTAAAGGATTATAAAAGATTGTTCCCTGATTTAAGAGAGGATTATTTAGACGAAGATGTGACGGATGTATGGAACATTTGGGATTATGTTCATAAATCGTACCATGGTGGATGGTGCTATCTGAACCCAAAATTTGCACATATTGTAGTCGGAGAGGGTCTTGTATATGATGTAAACTCTCTTTATCCCTCTATGATGCATAGCATGAGTGGCAATAAATACCCATTTGGGCATGGAGAATATCACAAAGGAGCGCCACCTATAGATTTAGTAAAATCAGATAATAAGTATTATTTTATACGATTGACTTGTAGATTTAGAGTAAAAGAGCATGCTTTTCCGTGGGTGCATATTAGACATAGTGCATTGTACAAATCGAACGAAAATTTATATACATCTGATGTTAGATACAAAGGGCAATATTATAGATATTATAGAGACGCTGACGGTAATATGTGCGACACAAAAGTAACATTGACCATGACTTGCACAGACTGGGATTTATTTAATGATACTTATGAAATTTATGATTTAAAGATACATGATTATGTGTGGTTTTATGCCCGTGATGGTTTTTTTGATGCTTATATTGATAAGTATGCAGAAATGAAAAAGAACAGTAAAGGCTTTTCCCGTCAGTTGGCAAAACTGTTTTTGAATAACCTTTACGGAAAATTTGCAATGTCTGATAACTCATCTTATAAAGAGCCATATCTTGACGAAAATGGTGTTGTTAGATTTATCTTGCACGAGGAGCATGAAAAAGGAGTTGGATATATACCGATAGGTTCTGCCATTACATCATACGCTATGAATTTTACGATAAGGCACGCCTTAGCAAATAAAGAAAGATTTTGCTACGCTGATACTGATAGTATCCATTTGATTGGTTTGGAAGATGCGGAAATGGTTATTGAGCATCCTACAAATTTTTGTTGTTGGGGTTGCGAGGCAACATTTGACTTTGCATATTATGAGCGACAAAAAACATATGCAGAACATATTGTAGCCGAGAACAGAGAGCCAGTTGACACACCATATTTAGATATTAAAGCGTGTGGCATGAGCAAATCAGCGAAAGAACAGTTCATAGCAGAAAATCGTGATATAAAAGAATTAAGTACAGATTTGGAATTGTATAACTGTAATTTAAAGGCAGAGCGAGTAAAGGGAGGTATTGTGCTTAGGAATAAAACATTTAAGATACACCAGCAAAAAGATAAAAAAGTTACAATATAATACTTTCAATTATATTACGAACGTATTATTATAATGTAATAAATAAAACATATTACGTTACAATTCACAGTTAAGTAAGTAAAAAAAAGGAGGAAAAAGACGTTTATGATTGATAATTTAGAAAATAAAGAAAGATTATGCTATGCTGATACTGATAGCATACATTTAACAGGATTGAGCAATCAAGAAATTAATAGTGAGTACCCTATGAGTTTTTGTTATGGGGTTGGAGGGGCAACCATGAGCAATTTAACAAAAGAACATTGTAAAAGAATAATTAATAGCAAGTTTGGTGTTATGCAATGCCAATCAAAAGATAGCAGAAAAGTTATAAAATAATACTTGCAATTATTTTATGGCTGTGATATGATAATAATGTAGTAAATAAAACATATTACATTGCAATTCACACTCAAAGAAACAGAAAAAGGAGGAAAACAAGATGTTTACAAGGACATTAGTCACAGCGGAGGTTTCTGTAGAAAGAATCTACAAGGATAAAGAGACAGGAGAAATCAAGAAAGATTGCTTTGACGAGAAATTACCAAACTGTAAGACAAGGGATAAAGCGGAAATATTGATTGAAAAGCAGTACAAAGGAGAGATAGTTTCCATATTAGACATTAAGTTTAAAGTGGAAAGACGCGAAATGACAGATGAGCAGTTTTTGCTTAATTCAGATGTCAAGACCGAAAAAACTGTTACCGAAGCAGAGTTGCAGGAATTGAAAAAGGAAGATTAACAGAAAAAAAAACAGGAGGTAAAGAAATATGGTAGAAATCAAAGAAATGAGCAGAGAGTTTACAAAGGTCGAGAAGTATCTTATGACCACAGCGCCTGATATTGAACCTTTAAAAAATATAGATGATGGAGAGTCTATCCCAGTTGACGGATATATTATCTTTAATAACATCAAAGATAACGGAGATATACAGGAGATTGTAAGTATTATCACACCCGATAAGAAAGTGTACTCTGGACAGTCCGCAACCTTTAGGCAGTCTTTGAAAGATATTGAAAGTGTCATGGACGGTGAAAAATTCTCTATTGTTAAAATTAGCGGAAAGACAAAAGCTGGACGCGATTATATCAATTGCACACTGAACGTATCAAATTTATAATATGATGCCGTGGGGAATACCATTTTAATTCTCTTCTTCTAAAGGGGTGGCTATATGCCACCTCTTTTATAAAATAAATGTTTCACGTGAAACATGAATGGAGGTGCTAAAATGTTTGACGATGGTTATTATCATTGCGAAAGATTATTAACTATGAAAGATAAATATGGGAATACACCCGATATTTTTATTGTGGACGGTAATAGGACAGCTGGTAAAAGTTATTCTATCAAAAGCCGACAAGTTTCCGATTTTTTGAAAGATAAATATAGACCCGAAAACCAATTTATATACTTGTATCGAAATGTTATTGATATGACAGAATGTGCAGATACATATTTTGGCGATATTGCGGAAGCATTTGACGGTTATGTTATGACTGAAAAGCGCTTGATGCGAGGCTCATTAGTACAGTTATTTATCAATGAAGAGCCATGCGGTTATTGTTTGGCTTTAAATGTCGCAAGAAAATATAAAAAAATGCGTGGACTGTTTGTCAATATACGCTCTATATTTTTTGATGAGTATCAAGACGAAGATAATATATATTTGCCAAATGAAGTAAATAAGTTGTTATCATTGTGTACAACAATTAGTTCTGGTCATGGTAAACAGCATAGACGAGTGATTTTATATATGACATCAAACACGGTGTCGTTATTGAACCCTTATTATAAGGAATTTGGTATAAACAAAATGTTAAAAAAAGACACTAAATTTTTACGTGGTGATGGTTGGGTGTTTGAACGAACTTATAATGAAAATGCATCAACGGCATATAAAGAAAGTGGTATTGCGCGAGCTTTTAAGCACGCTAGTTATAACGAGTACGCAAGTGAAAATAAATATTTGAATGATAATGAATGTTTGATTGGTAAGCCCTCGGGACAATCACGTTATATTTGTACAATTAAATTTAACGATAATCTGTATAATGTTAGAAAATACGATGTATGTTTATACGTATCAATGGGTGCAGACGAAAGTTTTCCGACACGTATATGTTTCACGAAAACTGATGTGATAGATAATACGGCTATACGTGTAAATTCAACGCATTACATTGTCATAATGTTACGAGAATATTTTAACAGAGGGTTACTTCTGTTCGAAAATTTAGAGTGTAAGAACATGATATTTGACGTCATATCTTTTTAATGTTTCACGTGAAACATTGACATTTTAAATGATATATGTTATTATAAAATCGTACCCGAAATAATACGTGCATTGTAATTGATATACGCGCACATAGACAAGTAGTCTGATATCAATTTTTGGCGTTGCGTTCCCTTTGCATCGATTATTTTGTACCGTACACAAAATGTTTCACGTGAACAATGTTTCACGTGAAACATTTTTTATTTACAAATAATTCTATTTGTGATATGATAGAAAAAAAGGAGGCGATATCATGCAGGAAGTTATGACAGCTATTAACACGCTGGGACTGCCTACAGTTGTAGCAATTGCGTCTATGTGGTATGTAAAATATCGAGAGGATAAGAACGATGCACGCATAGACAAACTAAATGAAGCACACAAACAAGAAATGTTAGACATTACAGAGGCAGTTAATAATAACACACTCGCGTTACAGCGTATTTGTGACACATTTGAACAGAAAAAGGAGGATTAAACATGGCAGTAAAAAAAGCGGTAGACATTTCCTACCACAACGGGGTTATTGATTTTGAAAAAGTAAAAAATGCCGTAGATTATGTTATTATCCGATGTGGATATGGACAAGATATGGCATCACAAGATGATAAACAATGGAATCGAAATGTAAGTGAATGTGAGAGGTTAGGCATTCCATACGGTGTCTATTTCTATTCCTATGCAAAAACAACAGCTAGAATTGAGGGTGAAATTAATCATTGTCTTAGATTGTTACAGGGTCACACTCCTACTCTGCCCGTATTTTTTGACAGTGAGGAAAAAGGAACACAGTCTGTGTCAAAGCATAACGCAAAGCGGTTTTGTGATGCAATGCTGACACACGGATATAAAGCTGGAATTTACGCTAGTAAATCGTGGTACGAAAAATACATTGGTGAGACTTGGGGATATGACTTGTGGATTGCTCGGTATGCGAATGTGTTAGGTGTAGACAATGTAGACATTTGGCAGTATTCCAGTAATGGAACTGTTGACGGTATTAATGGAAGATGTGATGTGAACCATGTTTATAAAGACTATGGAACTTCAAATCTTGTACCTAATGTTCCACAGAGTCCACCAACACACGCAACCCCAAGAAATGAACTAATCGCCATGGGTCAGCAACACGCGATTAATTTTACACAGCATCAAATTGCAGTTGATGGAATCGTGGGGAGAGATACAAAAAGAATGGCAGTCCGTGTAGTACAAAGGGCAATGAATGCAGATTACGGGGACACTATCGCGGAGGACGGGATTGTCGGTAAAAAGACAAGAGCAAAAGCAGGTAGACATTATGTAAAGCGAGGAGAAACACAGTTTCTTGTGACAGCACTTGAAATATTATGTTTATTGCAAGGAAAAGACCCGAACGGGGTAGAGTGCCCAGGAACATTTGGCGGAGGACTGGCGCGCGCTTGTGAAATTGAAATCGTTTACGCGAAAGATATGTTATACATGATTTAATGATTATTCACGTGGAACAAAAATGTTTCACGTGAAACATTTTAAGGAGGGTAGCAAATGCCAAATATCAATGTAGCGTATCAATGGGCGGTTAATGCGTGCAATGCTCCCAACATTGGATATTCTCAGCAAGACCGAAGAGGGCAGACCGTGAACGGTATTACTTGTTACGACTGCAGTTCTTTTATCTCAAAAGCACTTACAGAAGCAGGGTTCTTTTCCTCGAACCCATGGTTCACCACAAGGACAGAAGAGGGATACTTATTACAAGCTGGATTCAAAGAAATTAACATTAATGAAGCGTGGCAAGCTGGGGACATCGTGTGGCGTAGCGGACACACAGAAATGGTCTATCAAGGGGCAGGAATAGGAAATGGAGGAGTTACCATGGGCGCACACAGTGGACGATATCCATTACCCGACCAAGTAAGTATCAACAATCATGTCTCGAACCCGTCCGTGTGGACAAAGATATACAGATATGGCGATAGCGCTGGAATGCCCCTCGAATGGATTCACGGAAACCGATATCTGACTGATGAGGAAATGAAAAATAATGCATATGTATTTTACAGCACAATGTTTTTCAAAAATTTTACGCTCAATGCAATCGCTGGAATGTTGGGAAATATGGAGATAGAATCTAACATTAATCCCGAACTATGGCAATCTCTAAAAGAGGGAAATTATAATGCTGGTTATGGTTTAGTCCAGTGGACACCAGCAACAGTCTATACAGACTGGGCGAACGCACATGGATATGATACCACAGACGGGTATTACCAGTGCGTATGGCTTGACGAAGAAACAGTAAGTAGCGGACAGTGGATTGAGACTACAAAATATCCGATATCGTGGGAAGAGTTTCGTAAGTCTACGAAAGAACCAGATTATCTAGCATCTGTTTTTTTAAAAAATTTCGAGCGTGCTGGGGTGGAAAAAGAAGAAGAGCGGAAAAAGAACGCGCTAAAATGGTACGCATATCTACAAACATTATCGCCATATCCAATCCACCCGTATTCAAGAAAAAGAAAAATGCCCCTTTACTTTTTCTTTCCTTGGTAATATAATAGATATCGTAAAAGGGTGACACTATAAATAAAGGAGGTAAATAAATGGATTTTAAAGAAGCATTAAGCGAATTAATTGACGCTGTAGCAGACGTTGAGGAACACGGTGACGCGATTGAAGTTTTACAGAATTATGAGGGAGAAAGAGACGGAGAAACAGACAGCGAATGGAAAGACAAGTATCTAAAACTAGAGAGCGAGTATAAAAAGCGCTTTAAGGAAAAAATGGCAGAGGGTACGACTCGTGCAGATGATAAAGGCGAGTCAAAAGACGAAACAGAAGAAAAAATTACCGTTGAAGATTTGGACTTTAACGGTAAAACAGAGTAAGGAGGTTTTAACAAATGGCAGACGTAACAAATAAAAACATTTTAAAAGCGGTTAAACAGGAACTTTCTTTTGAAGTTCAGAACCACTTGCCAGTGGAAGTCTCAGACAATTTACAGACTGTCTATGATAATATTCTGAATTTTGCTCCTGTTCGAAATGAAATTGTACCGTCATTAATTAATCGTATCGGTATGCAGACCGTGGACAGCATTGCATGGAGAAACCCGTTAGCTAGGTTCAAAAAAGAGCCTATGCGTTATGGTGAGACACATGAAGAAACATATGTGAATATGTGTAAAGGTCGTGTCTATGATTCACAGGCAGACTTCAAATTTGCGTTTCAGCAATACCAGTCTTACATCATGAGCGTATTCCATAATGTAAATCTTGAGATTCAGTACCCAGTTACAGTTACATATGACAACTTGAGAAAAGCTTTCACAAGTGAATATGGAATCCGAGACATGATAATGGCAAAAATGGAAAGCGCTATCACAGGGGCGAACTGGGACGAATATCTTGCTATGCGTGATTTGATTAATGTAGGGTATGAAAAAGAGGTGCTTCCAGCAGTGACCGTTGACGCGATTGTAGATGAGGCATCAGCGAAAAAATTATTGATTGAGGTCAAAAGAGCAGTCGGGGAGTTTGGTTTCCCATTACCAGAGAACAACCCAGCTGGTGCAACGTCCCACGCTATGCCAACAAATTTGATTTGGATTACAACACCAGAAGTAAATGCACAGATTAGCGTTGACGCTTTAGCCTATGCGTTCCATATGGACAAAGCAGACGTGGCAGTTCAGACCGTGATTGTAGACAAGTTTGCAAACAGCGCGATTCAGGGCGTTCTTTGTGACGTTCGTTTCTTCAACGTACGCGACCAGTTCAGGGAAATGAGCGACCAGCGACTCGCAAATGTCTTATCATGGAACTACTTCTATACTCAGGTGGAAATGGTAAGCGCAAGCCCGTTCTATCCGATTCGAGTCTTTACGACCGACACAGTTGTTGAAGCGCCGACACTTAGTGTGACAGCTGGAACTTATACAGCTGGGCAGACACAAGAAGTAGAGGTAACTGTAACAGGTGGAACAGGTATATATCGACAGAATTTAGTGACGCTTGAAGTTGACAGCGGTGCTACTTCTGCTAAGACTTATGTCATTCCTGGAACATATCTCTTACATACGGGAGCGGACGAGACAGGAACTATCGTACTGAAAGCAATTTACAGACCAAATGAGACTATCACAAAGACAGCAAGTTTCACAAAAGCGTCATAATTAACGGAGGTAGTTATCTATGATAAATTTACCTGTTCAAGGAGGGGTCGCACCACGCGACCCCGAAACAAAATTAAGATTGTACAGCGGAGTACCATGGTCTGACGAGTATGAACATGTTAGATTATACAATTCAAAAGACGATTTGCTAAATCATTTAGAGTTATATCGTAAACATATCAATAGTGTTGACTTGTCACACCTTGCCCCGATTAAAGTAGGAAGTTATGATATCCGCGTACCTTTCACAGAAATGAAAGCACTTAATCTCAATTATTTAGCTTTTCAGAATAGTGGGATTTCTAACGAATGGGTATTTTGCTTTATTAATTCGATTGAGTGGCTCTCTGAAAAAACAACTAGAATTAACTTTTCCTTAGATGTTTTTCAAAATAACTTTTATGACGCAAATATCAAGCCTTGTTTTGTGGAGTATCATCACATGCCGAGAAATAAAGATGAGATAGGAGCAAATCTCACACCCGTAAATATTGAAACAGGCGAAACGATTGTATCACGTCACAAAAAATTAGACTTAACACCAACCGAATGTTGCGCTTTTGTAACACGAGGAACAACTGAACAAAGCTGGTTTGAGGGACGTGTGGAAAACGGTGTATATTGTTGGGGTAGTATTGGACATTATGATGTAACTACAGAAGATGGACTGAAAGGAATCAACACATTATTGGAAGATTACAACAACCAAGGCGCGCAAGATGCAGTTATCGGTCTGTTTATGTCTCCTAAATTATGCACACTTGCATTAGGCGGAAAAGATATAAAACCTAAAATTACAAGTATGCAGATATCTGACAATGTATTTGAGGGATATAAGCCAAAAAATAAAAAGTTATACTCTTATCCTTGGTTGTTTTGTTTGGCTGACAATAATCAAGGCAACACACATATATACCGATATGAGTATAGTTATAACCGAGATAAGTCTCTTGAGTTTGACAGCTACGGGACAATCGCAACATTACCTCAAGTTCTAACAGCGCCAAAAAATTATAAAACAAGAGAAGCTTTAGAACATGGTTTGATTAATGAAGCTCTTATCAATTCCTCATTTCCGATGTGTTCCTTTTCCTCTGACACTTATCGGGCATGGTTAGCACAGAACAAAAGCTCTATAGCATTATCTCAAGTTCACACAGCTGTCGACGCTACCATAGGAACAGGAACAGCGATAGCAGGATTAGCAGGAGGAAGCTTACAAGGAGGTCTTAACGGACTAGGTAAAACAACGAACGCTTTTTGGGACGCTCTTGGAATGCTTGCAAATCAGACAGACAGGGCGAGAAATGCAGGAGTGACGCATGGAAAAGCATTATCAGAAAACGTGCTGACAGGTATCAAAGAGTGTGGCGTTGATTTCTACGAAATGTCATGCAAAAGACAATTTGCAGAAATGGCAGACAGTTTTTTCGAACAGTTTGGTTACCCAATCAATAAAGTTGCAACCCCTTATTTGCACTCAAGAGCATATTGGAACTATGTGAAAACTTCTCATTGCGGTTTCACTGGCGATATTGATTTAGACCAGTTGAAAGATTTACGAAATATATTTGACAACGGTGTAACTTTGTGGCATACTGACGATATAGGGAATTATGGACTATCCAACGATTAAAGGAGGTGCGTAGAAATGAGAAATCCATTGCGAATTTTTGAACGAAATGTCAATAAAAAGAAAAGCAGTGATTTTGAAACAATCAAATCTATATTCTTTTATGACATTTTCGATATATTTGTAAATAGGTACAAATGGAATGATTTACCCGAAGAAATATTGCCGATGTATATCGAGCAAACGCTCTTTTGGCATGGACTCGGTGTATTCATAAAAGATAATATTGCTGGATATGCTTTTATGAAAGTTTCGTTGTCGGGTTTACCTGATATCTATAACATTCCTCAAGATAGAATTGCTTATACAGCAAATGGATACCTTGAAGAATATGGTAAAGAAAATAGTTGTATCTTATGGAATAACTACTCAACTATGCCATATTACTATAAGGCTTTAATGTATGCAGATGCTATGGCGAACACTTGGAAAACAAAAGGTATTAATATGTATGCACAGCGTACGCCCGTTGCACTTTCTTCCTCAGACAACGAAAAATTAAGCTTTGAAATAGTCGGCGAAGAATACGACAATTATTTACCTATTATAAAACTTTCAGATTCATTAAATTTAAAGGATATCAAAGCTTTAAACATGGGCGCGCCTTATATAGTGGATAAATGTGAACAGGAACTAAGAGATTTATGGTCTCAAGTATTAACATCATTAGGATATGAAAGCAACCCTGTAGAGAAAGGTGAACGCCTTGTCACTGGCGAGACAGCTGGGAACAACGGACAGATTGAAGCAAATAGAAACGTGGGTTTGACATTAAGAAGAAGATGTGCGGACGCTATAAATGAGTTATGGGGTCTGAATGTAAGCGTTGACTTCAACAGTGAGTTACCTACCATGATAAATGGATATGTACCAGACAAGTATATGCAAAAAGGGAAAGAGGGTGACGAAATTGAGTAAATACACAACTACAGTAAAAGATATTTGTGAAAGCTTTATCCCACCCCAAGAACTATGGAGCATGGACTTATCAGTAGAGAGAACTATAGATAAAACACAAGACAAATTTTTTGACTTTGATTTTCCTTTTTATTCAGAAGATAGAAAAGACCTGTATACTTTTAAGACATATTTTTTACTTAGGTATTGGAATAATTATATAGGTTTTGAAACTTTAGGAATGTGGAAAACTGCTTTTCTAGCAAAAATGCATGAATTAACCCCTTATTACACAAAATTGTATAACGCAATTCAAAATGATAACCCTTTTACAAATGTAAATATAACAATAACAGAAGCAGAAAAAGGAAACGAAAAAACAACAACTAAAGCAACAGATGCAGGACAAAGCGAGGTAAAAAACAACCTAAACTATGAAAATATTGACAGCGACAACCCACAAGTTACCGTAGCAACACAAGACTATGCGAGCGCTATGAGCAGAGGCGAGACTGTCAACAACACTACAACAAATGCAAAAAATGAACACACAGGAAACGATAACAAAGACAGTAAAAGAGACAGAGACACGAAAGAGATAGGATTAAGAGGAAAATCAACGAGTGAAGCAATCGTAGAATACCGAGAGCAAATACAGAATATCAATCGAGAACTTGTAGAAGCTTGCCGAGATTTGTTTCTAAAAGTTTGGTAATAAGGAGGTGAAATGCATGCCAGAAGAATTAAAGCCTGTAGTTCCTTTACTTTGTTGTGATATACCTAGTGTCTATAGCAACAAACAGAGTTCTTATGAGTGCTTGTGTTATATAGGCTATAAAGTCAATGAATGTATTGACGCAATCAACGGGTTTACTAACGCCTACAAACAGTACACCGACGAAAAAGTTTCAGAGTTGAAAACGTATATTGACGGACTTAACCGTGATATCTACAACCATATCACGGAAGTTGAAACAAATATCCGTCATGATATGGACACTATGGATAATGAGCTTGACGAAAAAATCAATAAAGTACAGACAAATTTACTTGATAAAATCAGTGCGTTAAACATTCTGATGTATGACCTAAACGCTGAGACAAGAGCGCATATTGACACAGAGGTTAAAAAACTCTATGATTACATCAATGACTATGTGCCAAATAACATGGAGGTGTTAAATCCTGTAAGAGGATATCGAACGAGTCTGAACCAAGCGCTAGCAGATATTTATGACAATCTACGCTATTATGCTTTGACTTGCAACGAGTTCGATTCTTTAAATTTAACTTGCACAGAATTTGACGGGTTATCAATTAACTGTACAGAGTTTGACTTATACAGTGCAAAAAGATTCAGAGTAGATAGCAACTTATATATGCATGACCCATTTACAGGTAAGTATGTTTTTTATCAAGATGTAATTTACAAACTTGCAGAGTTGCATTTCGATAACCCAATTACAGCTAGTGAGTTTGACGCTTTATTATTAACGATAACAGCATTCCAGTCTAAAGCTTTAAGCGCTTACACATTTGACAGTAACGCAAAAACGGCGTTAAAATTATAAATTAAAGGAGGATTTAATAACTATGAGTTCAACAAACAAAACAACTTATTATGACTTAAGCCAGTATATCGGTACTGACAAGCCGACATATTTAGGAGATTATAATTCTGATATGTCTAAAATTGATGCAGGGATTCACGGGGCAGATGATAAAGCCACCACAGCTTCACAGAACGCTGGAAGCGCAATTGCTAGAGTTGGCGAAGTAGAAAAAACTGTGCAGTCACATACAAGCGCTATTACAACGTTACAGACAGATGTTACAGGACTAAAAGAGAGTGTAAAAACAGCACAGAACACAGCCACCTCAGCAGATGGAAAAGCAGACAACGCACAGCAAACAGCAAATAGCGCACTTTTGACCGCTAATAATGCTAGCGCTAAAGCTGATAACGTGAATAAAGATGTGACACTGTGGAGCGGCAGCGTTAAGAATCAGCCTGTGACACTTAACGATAGCTTGACAAATTACAGATTTTTGTATGTTGAAACAAATGCAGGCGTTTCACCTGTATTTGTTTATAGAAATGACAAGAAAAAATACGTTGGTGCTCAACAGGTTTTAAAAGACGGTGCAACAAATACCGTTACCACTATCACAATCATGATAGAGGTTACTGATGATACACACATCAAAGTTAGTGCTAATGCTATTGACCATGCGTTCAGTAGTACACATCCTGCTCTTGATGCTATCTATACATTAGGTGTTTATGGTATTCCGAGATAAGTTGAGTATGAAAGCTAAAAAATAACCTCACCAAATTGGTGAGGTTATTTTTTATTCCTCCTTTTAATCAATCTCTAAAATAAATTTTTTCAATACTAAATCTATAGTAGCCATATATTTATACCCGTCTTTTATATAATACATTCTAGGCAAGTATCTTTCAGTGCTTCTTAAGCAATAATCTATTGCACGCCCTGTATTATCAATTTCACCCCGTTCTAAAATTCTAGCTATTCTAGCACGAATTTCATTATTTACTTTTATCGCCATTCCTATTACAAAATCGTCGTTATTTATTTGTCTTTCAACTTCTTTCGCTTGTTTATAAAAGTTATATGAACCCTGTCCTTGGCTTTCGTCCCATACAATCTTACCATTTAACATAAGTTATTCCTCCTTATTTTTAGTAGGTTTCCTTGTTTCTATAATTATAATACCATATGCCCGATTATTTGTCAAGTATTTTTTCGTAATTTTTTAATCAAATGGGGGACGTGGTCTCATTGGGAATAACATAAGCCCTCT